AAAGTCTTCAACCTTAACCTGTTGCGGTGCACCCGTTACTTCGTAAGGATACATCGGTGGTAGGTTTTCGGCGAAGATACGCGCCAGTAACCGGAACTCAGTCTTCTGGGCGTAGTGCAACCGTTTGTGGATTGCGGACATAACCTTCATGCCGCGTTCCAACATAGCAACCGTAGTCCCTACAGGAGTTTCTTGACCCATGTCTGACACCGACTGATCAGCTAACGCAATGAACCTACGTCCATCGTTAACCAGTCCACCCAGCATTTGTGCCAACGTGCCCGAAGGTTCTTTGTACGGTAGTGGAACAATAGATTCCTTAATGCTACCACCGGGCGCGTCGATGTCTCTCCACTCTCCTGGCTGTAGCGGCTCATCAGAGTTGCGTACACGCACTCCACGGGCCTTAAAACCGGCTGGGAGGTTAGCTAGGGTTCCAGCGTCGATTAGCTGTCGTAGGATGCTTGTAGCGGCTCTACCGAGCCCACCAATCATGTGGATCAAACCAAAGCCATAAAACCCCAGACCTGGAGTAAACTTGTAGTGAACAAAATACGGACGCTTCCGACGAAGCGGATCATCCATGGAATAGTTTCGGCGGATAGAAAGTATCTGCCCAGAGGTGTGATCAATCGTAACAATGTAAGGAAGGCGGATACCAGTGGGCTCCCCCGTTTCCACGTCTATGTCTTCAAAACCTTCGATCTCCAAATCAGCGTGGATCTCAAGAATCGTCAACACATCTTCACTGTAGTTCTTTGACAAGCCCTCAAGCTCGTTTACCTTCTGGCGAACCGTATCCTCTTCAACATCATCCGAAGGCTTTAGGTCAACGTCACGGTACATTCCCGCAACCTGCATCTTACGAACTTCGTTCTCGTCCATCCGTAACACATGCGTTACCCGGTTGGCCGTAGTTAAATCAGACGCTGAATACGGAACAACCAAGTCCTGCGCCGGTATAAACTTAGATACCGCCCGTTGCCGAGTCGGATCGTAGTATACTTTCTTGAATGTCGAACCACTCAACGGGAGATAATACAGAAGCTGATCCATATCCGGATCGTACTCTTCCATGACCTCCGTAATCTGGTAGTTCATAAAATCTTTTACGCGAGTGGCCTGTGCCTCCCGCTCTGGGGTCTTGGCCCCCAGTACACCAGTCTTAACTGGGCCACCCGAAGGCAATAACTCTTTGTAAGCCTGCGCTTGGAACTGTGTAACGCTTTCCGCAACCAACGGATGCGTGATTCCAGACGCACCTTGGAACGGAGTTGTGCGCTCGTCCATCTTAATGCCAAGTAAATCTAGCCCCTTGACATACGCTTCTTCCCAATCAGACCTTGATTCTAGGTCATCTTCGTACAAACCACGCAATTCAGTAGATAACTCCCCAAGGTCCCCATCATCTAGAAACTCTGCTAGGTTGGCGTCAAACGGGATCAACTCCTCTTGAGCCATCATCTCTTGTTGCATGTCCATGGGCTGTACAATCGCACCACCCATGCCATCTTCAATAACTTCTGCACCACCAGGGAACTCCATCGGCGCGTCAATAGAAATTTCTACGTCTGGGAGCCCCGCTGTGTCATCAAGGTTTAACCCCGGTGCGACCATGTTTGGTGGTAATGCCATCAGTAATATTCCCTCTTTTTGGGTCGCCAATCATCCTCGAGGTCGTCTTCCCCCACTAGAGAAATGAACCCACCTCTACGAAAACGCATCAGTGCTAACGTCATACTATCACAAAAGTCGTCGTTGTCACCATTAGGAAACGAAACTACTTCCTCAATTACATCATCCGCGAAAGATTTATCTTCCGGTGCCCATACCATACCCGCTTCAAACAACGGTGCAACCATGTGCATTCTCGTTACCTTATCACTTCCTTTGCCCGGTGAGAAGCCCAATGCTGGAATGCCACGAAGCCGCAACTCGTCAATGAGTGGTGTACCTGTCGCTTTCGCTTCGACCAACACCATATCCGGTTCCCAATACTCGTATTCCTCAAAGGCAACCTCCTTTAATTCAGGGAAATTCCACCTCCCGCGCTGGGCATCCAACAAAACAACGTGGTCCGCGCCCCCTTCTTCGGGTTGAAACACCCCCCAAGTCGTAATCGCAGAGTAGTCAGCCGTTTGTTTCTTGGAAAACGCCGTATCATACGACTGAAGTATGTATTTGAGGGGCGGAATCTTGGGTTTGTCCCATATCTTCCACCATTCGCGCTTGATTATTGCAGATTCCGAGGATGTAGGCTGCTGTTGCCACTGCGCGTTCCACTTACTGGCAGGCAAGGACGCCTTAATCGATAATAATGCGTCTTTTTCCCAAAACTCAGGCCATAATGGCTTGTCACTGGGCAAAATCGCAGGAAATTCCACCACATCCCACTTGTCAGACATCAAATCACCGCCCTGTTGGGCCAATAATCTGCCTGTCAAGTCCTTTTTTCCCCATCTCGTCATAACAATTATGATTGCGCCGCCAGGTTGGAGACGCTGACGGGGTCCAGAGGTGTACCATTCGTAGGCATTGTCGAAAGCACTCTCGCTTAATGCGTCCTGCTCTGAATGAGGGTCATCAATAACCAGTAAATCCGCACCACGGCCCGTGATTGCGGCCCCAACACCAGCAGCAAAGTATTCCGCACCCTTGTCCGTGCCCCATTTGCCCGCGCCCTTGTTGTCTTCTTTAAGGTTTGTGTTCGGAAATATGGTTTTGTACTCGGGATCATCAATTAAATCCCTCACTTTACGGCCAAAACGCACCGCAAGCTCCGTGTTGTGTGTAGCTTGTATGATTTTTAGCTTCGGGTTTCTACCTAGAAACCAAGCAGGCATCAAGTAGCTTGCAAACTCAGACTTAGAATGTCGAGGTGGCATGTTAATTATAAGCCGCTTGAGCTCTCCTCGTGCAACAGCCTCAAGTTTTTTAGCAATTACGCGATGGTGTTTGCCCTCGATGAAATTTTCATACACATGATGCACAAACGGCATGAAGTTCTCATGTGCTTTTTCACGCAGATCCAGATTCTTCTTAGCCTCGGTTAAGGCTAAGATTTCTTTTAATGCTTCCTCTGGTAGTGCCTGAAGGTTCACTAGCGTGGAAGCCCCATGATTCCACCAACAGAGCCGCCGTTTCTCATAGCTGGAGTACGAGCTAATCCAGGGGCCGAGGCTTGTAGTAAGTTGCCCGCTACTCCGGGGGCATAGGGCTGTAGTGGATTAGGGGTGTATGTAGGTGCAACGGCTCCAGTGTAGTTCGCCGCTTGACCAATTACAGGATTAACCGATGGCATCACAAAGTCCGTAACTTGCTGACCACCTGGATTCAACACGTCTATTGTGTCGTCAATCACGCATTGTTGAGTAATCGGATCTAGCTTGTAACCTTCTGGGCACGGGTCAGGAGCAACGGCAACGGCGTCAACCGTTTTCTTGTCGTCTCCGCTACCTGGGACATATGGGCCAGGGTTTCTTATTTTTTCCGCTGAAGCGGCTGTTCTTTGGAAGTACGCAAAAACTTCTTCTCGAGTGTAGCCCGCATCAAGTAATTTTTTCTCTTGTTCCTCTCGAGAACCAAATCCAGCCTTAAAACCCATGGTTACATCGTCAAAGATCTTACCAGGGATAGCGCCTAAATCTTGCACAAATTTCTTTATGCTCGTGTCCTTTGGGCCAGTTGTAACAAAGTCTCCCGCGTTAGTGAACGTGGTGCCCGTTACGTTTTCTCGGTCGTCTTTATTTCCGCTCAACGTAAAACCAGTACCTAAACCTTGACCCGCAGTGTCGGAATACCCAGTCATGGTTACAGGATCAAACATTCCTGCCCCCACGTCTGCGCCCAACGCTTTGGCCTGATCGTAAGATAACGGGGTCTTATCGTACCCTCTTGCCAAGGATGCCGCAACTACAGGGTCCGTTGCCACAAGAACTCCGTCCGTGTTCTTAGTATACTTTCCAGAGGCTAACATCTTCGCTAGTTCTTTATCCGCGTCCGCTGCCGCCGCGTCAGATAAAGCCTTAGCCGCTGCGTTCGCCGCAGCTTGCTCCCGCTCTCGTTTGTCGTCGCCCCTGTTTGGGTTTTGTTTCTGAGGCTTGCTAACCTGAAAGTTTTTGTTGCCAGCGGTACTCGTCATCCCTTGACCATAGTAATAAGAAGGAACGCCCCCAGGACCAGGGACCGTGGGCATATCACCGCGATACTTCTGTAACAGATCCTCCTCAAAAGGATTGATATACGCCAAACTATGACGCTGGCCTTGGATGTTGGTCTCACGCGGAACACTGCCGCCCATGTTGTACTTATACATTTCTCAGTTCCTCTGTGTTAAAAAGCCAGCGTAATCCTTGCTGAATGCGTTGCTCGGAGCCTGTAATGGTGAAGAACCAGGGGCCGTGGCACTCGGTAACTGGCCCATGATCCCCATGCCCGATGGTTGGGGTGCCGCAAACTGCGGTAATGGTGGCATCTGTACATTAGGTCTCGCCGCCATAGGCTGTATGTTAGGTGCCGCAGCCATGTACGGGTTAAGACCGGCCCTTGGACCGGGGTCCATGGCCTGTGTGTAATTCGAAACAGCAGGCTGGGGAGCCGTGGCCGGTGTGTAATTGACAGGCTGAAATACGTCCTCGGTCTGATTCAAAACAGTCTCGGCAGGGGTAGCTGTGGGCTCAACATAAGTTGTTGCCGACTGCATGTTTTCAGCCGCCGTATTCTTGGGGTCCATAAAATCAACATAAGGTTTCGCCGCTTCCTGTTTCTGTTCCACCTGTTGAGGTGGAGCCATGACAGGGGCAGCAGGAGTTGGTGCCGCAGGAGGTAAGTTAGACTGAGCAAAAGCATCCGAGTAATTTAAACCAGAACCTATCGCCTCTTGGTAAGCCAAAGGATTAAAGCTGTACGTTAGCTTCTCGTTCGTGCTGTTGTTGTCAATCCTAAACGTCCCGCCAGCCGAAAGTTGAGGATACGACGACATCGCGTTTTGAATCGCTTCCTCCAAAGTAGCGCCGCCCGTGTTATAAGCGTTTCCTTGTTCATCTACAAAACCGTAAGAAGCCATATACTATACCTTTGTTCGTCTGCTTAATTGCCCTTACCACATCTACTAAACAGAATCTACCTCATCACGCAAACGGACTCGCAATAGGAGCACTGTTCTGAGATCCAGTCGGAGCCTGCATCGGAGCATACCCACCCTGCTGCATTATCTGCTCGGGCATCTGAGACATCTGTGCCTGCATCGGATTCGCCATACCCATCATCCCGTAACTCTGCATCGGGTTGACTTGAGGAGCTTGAGCCGGAGAACCGCCGTAACCACCCTGCTGCATCGGACTTCGCATCATCTCCAAATACTGCGTCAAGTTCGGTGGAGCTTGGCCCATGATTCCACCCGCCGTTCCTGCTACCGAACTAGGGGGAGAAGGAGGAGGAGTGAACACTGACGGGGAAGTAGGAGTAAACCCAGGGAACTGTCTAGGAACGCCGTCCGCCAAACCAGGATTAACGCCAGGAGGAGGAGTGGGAAATATACGAGGATCAGTGGGAGGGGCGCTCGGAGGAGAGTTGTTAAACCGCTCCGGATTCTGGGCCCGCATCTTAGCAAGAAACTCGTTACTACGAAGCTGCTCCATTCGGCGCTGGGCATCGCCCATGTTGTCACCAGATATCGAGCCACGGTTCAACATCCGCTGCATGTCGTTAGATGAAGCCCCAACAAAACTACTCACGCCAAGGCCCTCGGCCTTCGGAGGAGTCGGTCTGATTCGAGGCATCGATCCGCCAAAAATAGATTGACCAGGAGGAGGTCTTGTTAACTGTTGGATCTGCTGTCGAGGGTCTAAAGGTTGAGGTTGAAGGCCCGTGAGCCCTGGACCTTGGCCCGGAAGAAACGCATACGATGTCATATACCATAATCCTAGTGCTGTTTCTCGCAGTATAAACTAATCTCAAATGAAAATATAGTGGGTATTGTTTCTTGGTCCATGGTACTTGTTCTCTACGCACAAGTGCAATGGAATTAGGGGCGAATGAATTTATCTGACCAACTATATAAGACCTATAGTATTAGTAGTCCCCCCAAAAAAGGGGGGATGGGGTCGATACCTGCGCCATATGGCGCGAGGGGATTTGACACAGTAACCCCTAGAGGCGGGAAATCGAGAAAAAAACTTTCAATATTGAGGAAAATAATGTCATTACTTGTGGTTTAGTTGTTGACTACTTGTGATTTATCGTTTCTAATACTCCGTATTAGAGCCGAATGGTTTGGCTCTTTCAATTAAAGAAAGAAACAAAATGTCTAAATCAAATTCAAAGAGTATCGATAGTTTTTTTGAAGCCATCGAAAGCGCGACCGATAGACTGCCATTCGACGGCACCGACATCGACATCTTGAAAGCGGACAACGAGGTTCACGCCCAAGAGCAACAAGCGGAGATGCAACGTGACTTGGCAACATTGGAAGAGGTTGCAAAGAATACGACCGACGCGATTACAAAGTTAAAAGCGGACGCGATTAAGTTTGGATACGCTCACATTATCCCAACGGGTGCGAAAGCATCGGAGCTTGCGCCAACGGGTGCCATGTTTATCAAAGAATACGGCCAAGAGGAATTCGATAGGGTCAAGAGAAAAGGAAAACTACCAACTAAGTTTGCTTGGATCTAGTATCCTAGTGGTTAGGTGCCCCACCATGGGGCACCATTCCACTGCGATAATGCAGTTCAACAGAGAAAGAAACATTATGTATATAGAACCAATTGGATTATTTAACACGCCCGAAAGCTGGGAAGACGTTATGACTTGGATTAACTCTCACAATCCAGAGGATCGAGCCCATCTAGTAACGGCAGCAGGCATGGCATGGAACCTTGCTTGTTCTATAAGTAATACCAAGCCACCCACCATGACACTGGGAGACGTGATAAAGAAAGAAAAGGAGGCGGGTAGACGATGAACCAAGATCTTATCATCGGGATAGCCTATTTTGCAATATGCGGCGTGGTTTGCATATTACTAATCAAAGGTATCATTGGATAAAAACTTGTGTCTCGGTTGTATATGATGTACAATCGAGACACTACTTCAATTAAACATAAGGAATACACAATGCCTAAAAATTCATTCGGAAAAACCCGTCCACAAGATACACCATACGCAACGTATGCCAACAGCCAAGGCTGGGTGTGGAAAGTTCTTAAAACTTACAAGCACTCGAGCTCGGAAGCCAAGGACCCATACGCTCGATGGCTTGTTGCTGCCACCTCGCCCATGATGCACGGTGGTGGTTATGAGATGGGTGACACCTACGCTCGAGAGATCACGCAACAAGGTGAGCTTGTGGACGCGGATCCACAGTGGCGCGACGAGTATAGCGTCTAGTTCAATTGGTGTCGGGCCCTGGATCAAGGGCCCGCATCCTATTCAACTAAGGAGAGAGACCATGAAAATAAAGCATAAGGTATGGCGAACGGGAGAATATATAAACGGGCAGCCCGTGGTGGATGGTTGCTGGGATTATGACGATGAGTTTAAACGTGCATTGAAGCACGGTAAAAACCTCGTTCGCGAAGCAAACTTAAACCAATGGGATGATCGAGCTCGTCCTAGACTGACATGGAAGACCTGGACTAGGATGTCTCTTCCTTGGGAAAAGAAAGAGGATGATTTAATACTCTCGTTTATGGATAAGTTCGAGGGCGCAGGCAAACGCGGCGACATCATCCTTTGTTTAGCCTGGATCATTGATCGAACGACTACCTCGATAAGCACCAGGTTAACCACTTTAAAGAAAGATAAGTGTCCATGCTGCGAGAAGTAATTACTCGCTTCGCTCGTAAAAAAATGTCAAGGGCGCAGGGCAATAAACTTTTAACCCCTGGTGTTGATAAAACTTGTTGACCCCTTGTTGATAGCGTGGTATCAAATAGATGTTCTCAATTAGAAAAGGAAAGAACAATGAAAGTTAAATTTGTACTTGAAAGCAACATCGTGGTCGATATGACCGTGTCGTTGGGAGACTTGATTGTCTTAGATAAGTTTTTAACTGATCACGGTGGGGATTTAGGGAGGTGGTCCACCGAGATAAAACTCCACAAAGATATCCGCTCGGCTATCCGGAGTGCAGCAGATCGATTAGAAAATTGCGGGGTAAGTACTGCCAATCGTTTTGACGACGTGATCGAGTACAAAGTAACCAAAGAAAAAACAAAGGAGGATGCATAGATCGAGGGGCTTCGGCCCCTCTTTTACTTTAAGCCCAGGCGTTAACGCGCCTGGGCTTTTTGCGTACCGGCCCAACGCCAGGGCGAGCCTATAAAAAAAGAGCAGGGCGCAGGGCGCAAGGTTAAAATAGAAAGGGCGCAGGGCGCAGGGCAAGGGCGCAAGGTTAAAGTAAAACTTGTATTGCCTGCACAATCTGCTAGTATTTAAACATTCAACAACAAAGAAAGAAACAATATGAAAAATGGTATCATATACAACGGGCCAAGCCTCTTGGATGGTAAGCCAATCGTTGCAATTGCAACGTATAGCGACCGCAACACCAAAACGGGCAAGGTATTACAAACCTATATTATCCGGTCCGATATCTCGCCATTAAACGCAAGTAAAAACGGCGAAGATTTTTCAATCTGTGGCGACTGCAAATTCCGAGGGACCCCAACAACGGACCCATTACGCAAGCAAGCGGTTAAACGCGAGTGCTACGTTAACTTGGGCCAAGGTCCAACTATAGTTTATAAATCATACAAGCGCGGCGTATATCCGGCGGCGGATAACGTCGCGGACCGCGTCGATTTAGGCGCGGGTCGCGTTGTCCGTCTCGGAACATATGGCGACCCAGCGGCCGTTCCCTCTTGGATCTGGGACCAACTCATTCGCCGGTGTGAATCACACCTTGCCTACTCGCACCAATCCGGATTCCGTCCAGATATTGCGATGCAAAGCGCGGACAACGAAGCGCAAGCACTCGATCAATGGAAGCGTGGCAACAGAACTTTCCGAGTTATCGCGGATCTTGGCGAGTTAATCAAAGGCAAAGAGATCCTATGCCCAGCAAGCAAGGAAGCAGGGCAGCGGGTCCAATGCAATGCCTGCAAATTATGTGGCGGGACCTCGGTCAAGTCGTCAAAATCAATCGCAATCGTGCAACACTAGGAGCAAAAGCATGAAAAAATTTCAAATAACAGTAATGGCAACCGTCTCTTTTGATATCGAGGCCAAGAATTATGATGCCGCAAAATGGGTAGCGAATGCCATGGTCGAGGACGGCGTACCCATTTGGAGTGATTACGACGGGGACATGCCAACAACAGATCCAGAGTTCTTATTCAACGATGATCCAGTAGAAGTTAACGAGGTATAACAATCGAGGGGACCAAGGGCCACGGCTCTCGGTCCCCTTTTCTTTTGCCCATGCAGGCAAGATAATAAAAAAAGCGCAGGTCGCAGAGCACCAGCTCGCAGAACAAGGGCGCAGAACAATCAAGGCAAGGGCGCAGGGCGCAGGGCGCAAGACATTTTATCCACCAATAAAGGGCGCAGGGCGCAGAACATCGACCCAACATCCTTGAATACCTGCCCTTGGACCACGGAACACCCGCCATCAGCCAAAGCGGCACCGTTTTCACCCCCAAATAAAAGTACCTCACGGGTCGAGGACCTCTTTACTAAGAAGAAACTTGCCCCACCTCGGGAACAATATGCCATATGCCACGCAATTTGATGAGGCGAGATGGAAAGTGCGTTGGATTTAGTCACCTTGAGTTCAAACCAAAAGGGCAACCCGTCCCAAACAGCGTGAACATCAGGCACACCACCTCCGTGCTTGTTCTCAATCCTTGTTGCGAAGCACTTTTTTGGTAGTTTTAACCTTATCGAGTTCCAAAAGTTTGCTTCCGGTCCCTTGCTCATCTGTTATGTCCTTATATTCCGCATCAATCACAAATGCTTGCGGGTATTTCTTTTGAAGGTCAGCCAATCGCCCAACAAGTTCATCCCTAGACTGTTCATCAATGGTGTTGACTTGCTCTCTTCGATCAACAGTTAAACCACCCAAGGCGGCACGGATCTTCTCGGCGTTGATTGCCGCAGAAAACTGCCCCGCTTCTTCAGCGCCACTGCTCAACTGGTGCAGTCTTTGTAGCTGGCCTATCGTAGTGACCCCGTAGCGTCTCTCTCGTTCTGTTCTTAGGTCTTGGATGTATTCCAGAACGTGAGGGTATTCCCTGCCATTTAATAGCTTGGATGCTTGGTTGTTGGCTACCTCATGTGAGTATCCAGCCTTACGAGCGCACTCAGCGTTGGAGTAAATCCCCTCAACGATGTGCCTAGAGAAGGTCATTTGCCTATTAGTCAGGGTACGTCCGTGTTCTTCTTCAATCTTTTTCTTAGCAGAAGTCATGTTGCCCTCGTTGTTTCCCATAAACAAGTTGTACCAAGGGCGAGAGATCAATGCAATGAGCACACTTAATTACACCATTTACTGAAAATTAAAGGGAGCAGCGAGTTCAATATAGGCGTTTTTCTCCCAGAAATGTAAACAATGTAAACAGGTGTAAACACCTTTGGGCTGGTTTGAAGTATATAAACATGGGGGTGTTTACATTGTTTACGGTGTTTACGTCATATTTAAATGAAAAAAAAATAAAAAAATAAAACCTGTGTAAAAAACGCCTATAGTGTAATCACCTGCACCATGGACCGTGGCTCGAGATCCCTGAATAAATAGCTTGACACCCCAATCTGCACCCAATAACTTGTACTTATTAACCAACTCAACAAGGAACCAAACAGATGAAACTAGAACTAAAAAACATTAAGCACACGGAATGGGCAAGTCAGGAGACACATTGTTTTCAGGCGTCTTTATATGTGGACGGCAAGGCGGTTGCTATTATTGGCAACGATGGTCAAGGCGGTTGTGACTATGAGTATGACCACCCTAAGTGCAAGGTTGATTACCGCGCTACGATGAAGGCGGTTCATGCCTATTTCAAAGCATTACCTAATGAGCCTAGCGAGTGGAGTGAGGACGGCTTCCCTCAACAGCTAGAGTATTGGTGCGCTGAACAGATCAATGATTGGTTGTCTGCCAAAGAACTCAAGCGCAAGTTCAAGTCTCATGTTGTGTATCAACTGAAGGGAACGGGCGCTCTTTACCAGACCAAGTACCACCCGACTGTGACTAAGGGCGAGTGGGTTGTTGACCGTAAGGAGGCTCACACTCGGCGCATCTTAAACGACATGCCGTTTGACGAGGCACTAACACTTTGGAGGGCAAGTTAATGATACGTCTACCGAACACAACATATGTTGAACTCTACTCAGAGATGGCAAGTGCTATTTTGGTAGACCATCACGGCTATCGTGAACTTTATGTCACTCAGGAAAACGGGGATCAAAATTTCACTGAAGAGGCTCAAGATTTATTTGAGGAATACTCTAGTCTTGTTGAGGGTGTTCTTGAGGGGGTTGGCATTGGTCAAGACTACGACCTTGCCGCAACCGAGAACATGGTTGTGGTGAATGCGGACCCAAACATAGACACCTTGGCATCATCAGACTTGGAGATGAACGTCTTGCAAGTTGCGATTGACCACATGGTTGAGCACCTTGAGGATCTTTGTGCCAATGACGAGGATGCGAGGCGTTCTCTTGAGGCTTTTAACACTAGGGGTATTAACATCACTAGGTTGGAAGCCGCCAAGCGGTTGAAGGAGAGGTTGGCATGACCCCTACAAAAACCATTGAGCTATTGACCGAGGAGTATGAAGCATGGTGCGCGGACGCTGAACAAGAGTTCAAGTGCATGGATGCTTTAGAGTTGATCCATGAGTACGAGCTCACTCCCGAGCAATCCACATGGATCTATGATTTCATCAAGCGTTGGGACAGGATGTGGACTGACTTGGACTCACAGTACAGTTCCGGTCAGCTTCCTCCTTATTCGACACGATGGTCTACGACTTTGGAATCGGCCAAGCGTGTGAAGGAGGCCATGAAATGAGTGCCTACTACAACGAGATCGATCCGTATGCCGCAGAGTGGCTACGCAATTTAATCAAACAAGGACACATCGCGGACGGTGTTGTCGATGATAGGAGCATCAGTGATGTCAGACCAGAAGAACTTTTTGAATTTACTCAGTGCCACTTCTTCGCAGGGATTGGCATCTGGAGCCGTGCCCTCCGAGGTGCAGGATGGGCAGATGAGCGCCCAGTTTGGACCGGATCCTGCCCGTGTCAACCTTTCAGCGGCGCAGGTAAAAGAGCGGGGGCTTCTGACGAGCGGCATCTCTGGCCCCATTGGAACCACCTCATCCAAGAGTGCCGACCTTCAACAATCTTTGGAGAGCAAGTTGCAAGCAAGGACGGCCTCGGTTGGCTCGACCTTGTACAAACTGACATGGAAGCAAAGGACTACGCCTTTGGGGCGTTCGATCTCAGCGCATCGGGCTTCGGTGCTCCGCACATCAGGCAACGTCTCTGGTTCGTGGCCGACACCGACAACGCGGGATCACAAGGGTGGATACCAAGGGGGCCGGATCAGGAACGGGAAGATCAGCACGGACACGCTGGACGTAACGGCGCAACTCACATCGGGGTGGGCAACACCGACCTCCATGACGGGAGGCACGGGGATCGCGCCCTCACATCTGACGGGCAAGCACGGGTGGAACACGGGAGCGCAAGCGCAACTATCGGGCTGGCCGACACCGCAAGTAGCGGACGACAACATGAGCCGAGTATCCAACCCACAGGAGTACAGTCGGAAGAGGCTGGAAACGAGGCATGCGGGTCAGAACTTAGCGGACACAGCGCAAGCTCTGACGGGCCCGATAAGACTAACGGCCACTGGAGAGATGCGGACTGGCTCTTCTGCCGAGATGGCAAGTGGAGGCCAGTTGAACCCGAGTCATGCCCGTTGGCTGATGGGGCTCCCTCAAGGGTGGGACGACTGCGCGCCTACGGCAACGGCATCGTTCCTCAAGTCGCGCAAGGTTTAATCGAAAGTTACATGGAAACAAGGAAGGAAACATAATGGGACGTATGAAAGAAGAGCTCATGCGGATGAAAGAGACGGCGTACATGGACAAGTGTCCCGAGTGCCATGGAGATGGAACCGTGTTGGTTGATGTACCGATGCCGCACAACTTCAACCGTGACATTGGGTACATCGATACCAAGAGCGTGACTTGTGAAACGTGCAGCGGAGCAGAAGAAGTTGAGAGACTTTGCTACGAGTGCAGTGAGTGGGTAACTATAAACGTAGATGAGAGCTCTATACTTTGCGACAACTGCATCGATATCAGGGACAACGG